TTTCCCAAAGCTAATTTTATTCTTGTTCTCGCTACCTTTTGCCATTTGGTATGTTTTTTAAATGTATCTCAAATATTTCCTCAGCAGTCCACCTATTTTTAAAGTCATAGTCGTAATGGCACTCTCTACACATAGCACATAAATTAGTTATATGGTCTTGCAGTTGTTTTCTTTTACTGCCGAATTTTGACCTTGCAACTATGTGCGCTATATCTACCGCTACTTTGCCACACACTTCACAAAGAATGGTATCTGACGAATCAAACCCCATTCCTTGTAAATAGTTTAAAGTGTGTCTCTGCATAGTTTCCCCATTAAATTTTCCGTTGATTAATAATTAAAAATTTAACTATGCAAATTATTTATTGTCTATCTCTTTTAGTTTGTTAATTGCCCACTCAACTCCGCTAGTGCCACCCCAAGCGTCCCACATTAAGCCACCACAACCTTCGCTATATGGAACGTCTTTATGCTGCTGATGTCTTTTAAAGGAAGCCATACGAGCAATCGTGTCTCTGCTAATCGGCTCTCTGTTTGCTAACTGCCTTGCTCTTGCTTTGCCGGTTGCTTCTCCACATGAACCCCACCCGTGTTTCTCTACCCACTCCAAAGCTCTCTTTGCGTTGTTAGTTGCTGATTCCGGGTAATCGGTATAGCTATCTGCGAACTTGCCACCTGCCAAAATAGCCTTCCAAACCTTGTTAGCCTTCTCTTCGGTATCGTAAACACAACCGCCTGAGCCTATTCTATATTTGCCGTTAGAGCATTTAATTACTGGCATAGTTTACTATAAATATACTTTCTGTCTAAATTTATCTCCCCAAAGTTATAGTTCTTTTTGCAGAACTCAAATAGTTTATTTCCGCTTTCCTTTCGCATCTGCTCATCATTAATTAAATCTTTGATATGCTTATACCAATCCTTTTGACTTTTAACGTAATGCACCGGCATATCTAGGTAAGGATTGACATAGCTAACAACGGCAGGGTTCTTTTTTGCAGCCGTTTCTAATACTTTTAAATTTGACTTCATAGCGTTAAACTTGTTATCTACCAAAGGTATAATTGAAATATCGCTATCTGTGTAAGCTCCCATATATTCTGTAACCTTTGCATAGTTATAGATTGTAGGGTTAAGTTTTAGTCCGCAAGTAAAGGCATCTATCATTTTATCCCATACCGGCTTTTCGCCATCGTTATACCCGGCTATCACAGTTCTTATATTCATACCTTGTAACCTTTTAAAAGGCTGCCTAATTAAATCAAGGTCTCGTTCGTGTGTTCCGCTGCCGGACCAGAATAACCGAACCTTGTCGCTTTCTAGTTTCTCATCTCTAAATTGCTCATCTCCATAAGGTAAAGCGTTTGGTAATATGTGAACGTTCTTATTGTATTTAGTTATCTCTGCTGCTAGTCTTTCGTGAGTGCAGGTGCAAAGGTCTGCAATTTCTAAATAGTCGGTAATCAGTTTAGGTATGTTATTGAGCTTGTATCTTAAATACAACAAATGGCTTTCGTTAAGTTCCCAATAATCATCGTTATCTACTACTAACTTAAAGCCGTATTTAGTGCGCCAAGCGTCCATTTGCTTTGCATCTATCTCGTTAAGCATTCTGTTCATTAGCACAATATCCCACCCCTGCTCTAATAACTCGTCATTAAGTACATCTGTTATAAGTGCGTACTCTTTTTCCATGTGTACTATTGGCATCATTATCCTGTGGAAGCCAACACCTGAGTTAGCAGAAGTTATACAAAGTATTCGCATCTTATATTCTTTTGGTTGTGATAGATGTCTTGGTATTTTTCCCAGACGCTTTGCGCCCTTTGTAAACTTTCGTCTTTCATTCTCCTATATTCCGTTCCGTTGCCTACATCGTGTCCGATGTGTTCTGACCTCATATCCGGCAGGTAGTAATTTGTAAAGCCTGTAATAGTTGCTCGTTCTCCGTAATCTCTATCCTGCATACCATAAGGGTCGTATTCTTCGTTGTAACCGCCAACCGCGTCTATAAGCTCACGAGTGATAAAGTTATCTCCAAAAGGTGTATGCGTTTTATGTACTCCGTCTACTATTGGTGGCAGCTCCTCTACACAATGTATTCCAATAATGCCAGTTTTTGACACACGTTGAGAAAACATAATCCATTTTGACAACCAATTCTCAGGTAGTAAAATGTCATTGGCTAATAAACAAACCGCATCATAGTTTTGAGTTATCCTAAGACCTGCATTTACTCCGGCTGCTATGCCTCGCTTTTCTTTTGATAAGTCATACCCGGCAAAAGGATAGTTAAAATTCTCGTGAGTGTCGCTGCCGTTATCTATTAAGAAGCAGTCTGCATTGTAACCTGAGTTGTAAAAGTTCTGGTTAATTACACGCTGCGTTAAATCGTGCCTGTTTTGTGTAAGTAATAAAATAGCTACTTTCATTATCTTATATTTGTGCCGATTTCCCTTGCCGGAACTCCTGCATATTTAGTATTTGCTTTTGCTTCGCCTTTTAAGAAGGCACTTGCTCCTATCATACAATTTGCGCCAACGTGTGCAAACTGATGTAGAACTGCGTTAAGTCCTATATTACTTCCTTCTTCTATTATTGAGTGTCCGCCTATTTTTGCTCCGCAGCTTATTGTAACATTATCTAAAATATTACAATCGTGTCCGATGTGTGCGTGTTTCATTATGAAACAATTATTGCCTATAAAGGTATCTATTTCCGTTCCTGCATCTATTGTTACAAGTCCTGTAATAACATTGTTATCGCCAATGTAAACTTTGCCTTTTTCTTTTTGCCAGAACTTCTTATGCTCGGCTTTGTCTCCAATAATACAATAAGCTCCGATGTAGTTGCCATCTCCGATAATTACATTATCGCCTATAATAGCGGTAGGGTGGATAAAATTAGCCATTCTTTTTATTTTTAGGTTTTGGTTGTTCTTCGTACCAAGTATACAAGCGTTTAATCATATCGAATATACAATTACCGCACCATACTGTTAATATGAAATCTGCACTCATATACTTCCTGTAAATATGCTCGTACATTTTTAAGATGTCTAAATCAATATTACGCACATAACCATTCTGGACTGTGTGCCAATTACCAACGTTATCATCTAAAAATTTTCTGTGTTCTATTTCCATAAGTTCCACATTAGTTTAGATAGTAAAGGTGCTGCGACTCCGGGTATAAATACAAACGCAATAATATCCGTACATATTGCAGGAAGTAAATATAAAGCCAATCCACTCCAAGCTGCTAAACAACTCGTGCAGCTAAAAGGCTTAAAATCTAGTTTCCACTTCCTATGAAATTGGTGTATTTCTACAAAGAAAATTGAAAAGCATATCGCTGCTATAATTATCATAATTAAAATAGTTTTATTTGTTGAATGTGATTGTTATATCTTTTTAATGCTGCTTCATAATATTCAGTATCTAACTCACAGGCAGTTAAATCGAAGCCATAATCGTGACAAGCTATTGCAATACTTCCAGAGCCTAAATGTGTATCAAGTATTTTATCTCCTGACTTTGCGTATTTATCTAATAACCATTTATATAATGCAACGGGCTTTTGTGTAGGGTGTATTCTAATTTCTTTATTACTCATATTTTCTTGTAGCATTCCGTTCCATGTATATTTGAATATTCTTACTGATTTATGTGTAGAACATATTGCTACTTCTCCATCTCCAAAAGCAGTTGCATTTTTATCCCAAACTATAACACCACCAGATATGCCAAAATAATTACCACCCCATATTATTTGATTTTTAGAAATTCTTTTTAATTCTGTAAAATAATCATTACAAGGTATTATATTTTCAAATTCTTTATACTTAGTTCTTTTACTTGCTTGTTTTTTACTATTAGTCATTTTGCTTTCAAAAGCATCATTTGCTCCATATGGAGGGTCTACAATAGCTAAATCAAAATACTTATCAGCATAACGTGACATTAACTCCATATTATCTTCATTGGTTAATGTTATCATTTGCGTAATTGTTTTTTAAGTTCTCTCTTAGTTAGTTTTAGTTCCCTGTGTATTGACATATAAGGTATGCCGGTAACTCTGCTGAGTTCCTTAGCGTTGCAGTTATGCTTTATAGCGTACACTCTTAATAGTTCTGCTTTGTACCAATGCATCTTAGATAACTCGTCTTCTACTTTATTAAGCAAATCCTCGTCTCTATCGTGTGCTATTAACTCAACCTCTAATGGCTTTCTATAAGTCCTATAAAATTGGCTCGTATTACTCTGC